CATAGCAAGCCTATGCTCTGGAACCCTTTTGTAAGGGTGGTCTTTAACATAGGGATGATCAGGGACATAGACATCAACGTATCCTTTCCCGGTAGTATGTTTCTCACCCCTAAAGTTAGATGGGTGTATCTGACTTCCTCCATAACATTTCCTTGAACAATATTTCCTAACGATTCGCTTCTTGAGATAGTAGAATTCCTTCCCACAAGTGAGACATTTTGTATAGACTCGGTGGCTTGCATACCAACATTGTTTACTGCACCACTTATTTGTCTTGAGTCGCCCACCCTTCGGATGAAATTCTTTACCACACTGCTCACACTTTTTCGGTTCCGATTTTCTCATACTGACATCCTCCTTTTTACTTCAGACATTACAGTAAAATTAGGAGAATGTCAATGGAAAAGTTTAGTTTGTGCTAATGTCTCTAACTACTTGAGATATAACATCCCTTCACTTTGCCTGCCGTGGCAGTTAATGGCCACACCAACCCCAACCCGACCACTCCGTACCAAGCAGCGGAATTAACTCTTCCATGATCCTGCCCGAAGTTGACCTGAACCCTGACCTCTGGCGTCTCCGCCTCGATCATGGCTGCAAAATCATCTCCGAAGATGATGCCTTCTCCAAGAACAGAACCTGTCCCCTTGTTGTTGGCCAGACAGTTCGTGTCCTTGATCTCGATACACCGGATGCTCTCGACCTTTCCGACCTCGGAGTTGTGAAGCGTATCGCCTTCACGGAGATACTGCTTCCAGGTCTCGAAATCGTCGTCGTTTTTAATGCCCCTCATCGCCTTCGTGCTGAGCAATCCGATCCAATCGTCACCCTCGTAAGGATCCACGATATAGGTATCAGCAAAGGCATCCCTGATGGCACCCAGATGGGTGATATTCACATTGACGAGGGCTGCTGTGTCCGGTGCCGCCGCAGCCGTGAAGGTCCCACCACTCAGAGATGTCGGTTGATAGATGAGGTAGGTGCCCTTCATAACCACTGCCGCGAGTCGGTCCAGGGCCTTGGTCATCTGCTTTCTGAGGGCCTTCTGGATCGGGTCCTGCGGGTCAAATTTGGAAAGTAACTGGCTCATGTGGCTAAACGTCACCGCACGGCCATACTCTGAGACGGTGATCGCCGTGGTGGACAGAGCAAAGTCGTCCACGGGGATCCGGTCATGCTCGCTAAGAGCGGCGCTGGTAGGCTGGGTCAGAAGGTCGGCCCGGGTAATGGTCTGTGATTCGCCCTTCTTTTTCCCGAAGCCGGGTTCGGTCCTGACGAAATCCATGAACTTGGACTCGACAATAGACTGTTCCCGGAGCTTCGCGCTCAAACTGTTGTTTTTGTAGCGGTTCAACCCCATCCGTCGCCGGTGGGCCGGACTATACCACAACCTCAAGATTGGCAAGATCCAACACCATTGAGGCTCTCCTTGGTAGTCTCTGAAAGCTGAAGCGCTTGCTATTCAAGATCTGAAGATTAGATTCAAGTTCGTAGAGTTTCCTCCAAACCTGGTCCACGCCATCAGTATTGCGTCCCATGCCGTAGACAGGAAAAGAACCCAATCTCCAGTTGAGATAATTAAGGACCAAGGTGGCTTGTTCTCTTTTAGCTATCAGATAGGGCAATACCGCCGTTAAAACTTTCTGGCAGCCCCTTTGTGACCCGACAAGGATTCTCATATAATCCTTCCTGTTGGTCTTCTGATAGACGTAAAAAAAGCTGAACCCCATTTTGACCCATATCTCACTTACTCTTTTGATCAGATAGGGACATGAATTTCCCACTTCAATGGCTAATGTCTTTTTCACTTTTCTTGGTTCCTTTTTCGATCTTAGCCTGAAGTGGATACATCCTTCCCCATCAATGATCGAAGCAAGCCAAATCGCCTCATCTCTGCTGATTGACCCCACCGAATCATTTTCACGCTGTGGTAGATTCGGATACTCGGGTTGTTCCAGCACATTCGAAGTTTGCATTAAGAATCACTCCTTAATGGCGCCTACATTGACGCCTGTTGGTGCACTAAATTCCCAGGTGAAATCCATGATCTATCCCTCCTTATGGTGAGTGACGGAGTTTCCTCCTTTCCAGGACTGCTCGTTGAGCATCGCCCATCGTACGGGAGGCCTCCGGTTCTCTTTTGGTTGTTATCTTCGAACCGCGCCCGAGGACTTCGAGATCCTCTTGATTCACCTTTTCCTCACGGGCGCGTTCCCTTTCCTTGCCTCTAAGTTCATCAACGAAGTCTTTGCACGCATTGGCGGTTTCTTTGATCTGGTCCTCCATGGGAAGTGACTTTGAGACGTCCGCCGATAGAGACCAGAATAGCCTCAGAATACTTTCCTTTTCCTTCGGTGTGGTCTTATCGGAAATCAACCCAGCCTCTTCCAGGGCGATATCAACCGCAGCTATAACGGCCTCCTTGTTTCTCTTGGCTTCTTCACGCTCCTCGAATGCGAGATTGGCAATCTCAGTCTGTGCGTCGGCCCAAACAAGGGCTACCTTTCCGTTATATTCCTGCATCTTCTTCTGGTACTCGGCCCATTTGACATCAAACTCTGGATCGTCCCGGTCCTGCGGGGGTACGGGAGATGGAATGGCTGCGGCCTTGGCAATGGTGTCATCGGCAACCTTTTGGCGTTTCACACCCCATGGGTTTTCGGCAGGAGCTGTGATCGGGGCCTTGCTGGCGGCGTCGTCCACGCGCCTTTGAAGATCTGCAACCACGGTTTCCAGCTTCTTAGTCTTTGTGGTAGCCTCCGTCATCTTCTTTTTGGCTTCTTTAACAGCCTTCTCGGCGGCTCGTTGGTCCTTGTACTCGAGCTGGGCCTCTTCTTCTCCTTCTTTCTTTTCCTTACCCTTACCCTCCAGCTTCGCCGCCTCTTCTTCCGCTCGGTCCTTCTCACCCTTTTTCTGCAGTGCCTTTTTCTCCTCTACTTCCGCCTCAACCGCTTCTGCCCCAATTGCTCCGTGCTCAGGACTTCCCTTAAACTTGGCCTCAGACGAATCCTCACTGGGGTCCTTGCCAGTCGAGAGGTCCTCTTCCTCGTACCCATCGTCCAGATTCAAATCTTTCGCCGTCAATGTCTTTCCCATCGTTGTCCTCCTTCTCCGAGAGTCCCACTAGGGGGTCGGAGTCCTTCCTTGTATTTCCAAGCGCGAGTCCTTATACGCACTTGCGTATTCTGGGGCGCTGTGGATGCTATGTCGGGGCAAAAGAAAAGGCGGCAAAACCATGAATGTCGTGGCACCCACGATTGCCGCCTTCTCTTCGATATCACTCGCCTGTCAATTGATCAGATTAACAGGTTGCCTTATTGGTAACGGGGGCCAGATTTGAACTGGCGACCTCCAGGGTATGAACCTGGCGAGCTGCCGGGCTGCTCCACCCCGTAATTATTCTAAAAGTTTCGTTGACACGTCCCGCTATTAGTGTTATTTTTGATAAAATTCTTCCATACGCATTTGCGTATCTAAAGGAGAAACTATGTTTACCATTGAAGCACATCGGCTCGGTGGTGCAGCCGCCAATAAAGTTTGTTTTGAACGTGCCAAAAAATTGTACTATGAGTCTCCCAATCACTGTTTGAACTGCAACGCTATTATTCCTGTGATTAAAAGTGTTCATTTGGCTAAGAAAAAGAAATTTTGTAATCAGTCTTGTGCGGCTTCCTTTAATAACAAAAAGTTTAAAAAGCGCCAACTTACTCCTCGTCACGTCTGCCCATATTGTGGAGGCCACAAATCCGATCCAATTGCCACGAGATGCCGAGCCTGTGAGCTTCTTCACCAGCACCAAACATGGGTTAACCAAACAAAAGGTTCTCTTATCTCTAAAAGAAAAAACTGGCAATCCTTTAGAAATGGCATCTCTAAACATGCCCGTTTGGTCTTTCTTGAGGCTGACGTCAAAAAGTCCTGCCATGTGTGTGGTTACGACAAGCATACGCAGGTTGCGCATCGTAAAGGAGTTTCTGAGTTTCCTGATAGTGCCACCATAGCGGAAATAAACGCCCTTAGTAACCTTTTGGCACTTTGTCCAAATCACCATTGGGAACATGATCATAATCTCCTAAACCTGTAATTTCTTCATCCCGCGATTTATCCTATGTCTGGAAGCTCTTTTGCCTGTCTTCCCAATCTTATCCGCGTCAACCGTTTGGCTGCCGCTTCTCCAACCTGGATGTCATAACCCAGATTGTCAAGCAATCGAAGGATTGCAATCGCTTGAGGATCGGCATTTACCAGCTCCTCTATCCTTCGCTGCAGCGCCTTTTCGATCATGGTCACAAAAAACTTTCCGGCCCTCGTCTTTAGTTTCTGCTCCGCCTCTATACCGGCAGAGGCATCCGCTTCAAGTTGGGCTTCCGATAGTTTTTCCTTCTCGGTACCACGATCCCTCGGCCTTCCACTCCTGATATCAACCGCCATCCCACCAATTATGCTGTCGCTCATTTCTTCCTCTTCTTGGGTGCATACGAGCTCAGGGACGATCCCCGACCGATCGATGGAAACTTGGACTTTACCGCAGCCCTGACCCTACCCTCAACTGGTTTTCCAGAGGAGCGAGCCAATGCGTTCCGGGCATGAGC